AGCCGCCGCTACAGTAGGTACTTGGAACACAGGCCCACAAGGCGTCATGGTTTGGTCTACCGAACCAGTGTATGTTGCAGTTGGCGAAGGCGCCGTTGCTACATCAGCAAGCACTCCAATCCCAGCGTTCACACCAATCCCTTTCTACGCACCGCAAACAGGTTCAGGCGCCCCATGGCGTGTGAGCGTATTGCAAGTGTCGACTGCTGGTACTGTGTACGCTAAACCAATCAATATTCGATGAGCTTCGGCGTTGGCCTTCGTACCAGCGTAGCCATCGGGCTAGGCGGTATTGTGTCTTTCTTCTCAGGCTATGGTCGAGATCAAGCGTATGACAACCTTGCCACCGAATCTGGCTTAAACCTTGTCCAAGAGGACGGGGCGTTTATTTTAGTCTAAGGAAAAATCATGGCTGACGTCAAAATATCAGGCTTACCCGCATCTACCACGCCACTTACTGGCGCTGAAGTATTGCCGATTGTGCAAGGCACAACTACTAAACAAGTGTCAGTTACTAACCTAACATCAGGCAAAACAGTTCCAGCTACAGGTTATACGCTAGAAGCTGCAGGCATCATCACTGAGGCCACTACATCACGCACTCTTTCAGCGGCTGATAACGGCAAAGTTATTTATTGCACCAGTGGATCAGCAACAACAATCACTTGTGCAGCAGGCTTAGGCGCAGGTTTTAGCGTCACCATCATTCAAGGCGGTGCAGGCAAAGTGACTGTGGCTGCAGGTGGTCAAACATTAGTATCTTATTCATCATTGTTTAGCACAATGGGTCAATACGCGGTTATTTCATTGATTGCACCTGTAGCTAACACCTTTGTGGCTGCTGGTAATCTAGGAGTTTAATATGGCCGTTAATTTATCGCCGTACGGTGGTGTAGGCGCACAGTTTTTAGATAACAGCGGTAATGTGCTGACTGGCGGTAAGATTTACACTTATGCAGCGGGTACGACTACCAATCAAGCTACATATACCAATGCTACAGGAGCTATTTCACACCCAAACCCAATTATTTTGGACGCATCTGGCAGAGTGCCAGGCGGTGAAATTTGGCTAACAGATGGTTTGCAATACAAATTTGTTCTTAAAGACAGCAATGATGTATTGATTGCTACATACGACAACATTATTGGTATTAACAGCAACTTTGTTAATTACGCTACCCAACAAGAAATTCAAACGGCAACCGCAGGTCAGACAGTTTTTACGTTAACAACTATTAACTATACGCCAGGCACAAATAGTCTTAGTGTGTTTGTTGATGGTGTTAATCAGTATGGCCCTGGCGCTCAATATGCGTATTTAGAAACAGATTCAACCACGATTACGTTTGTATCAGGCCTTCACGTAGGAGCTTCAGTTAAATTTACAAACGCGGTAACATTATCATCTGGGGTAACAACGGCAGATTTAGTAATTTATAACCCACCGTTTACAAATAGCGTCGCAACTACAGTAGAAACTAAACTATCTCAAACCGTTAGTGTTAAAGATTTTGGTGCTGTAGGCGATGGGGTGGCAAATGACACAACAGCAATTCAAGCTGCGATTGACGCTGTAAACGCTGCTGGCGGCGGTGTGGTTAATTTTCCAGCAGGTACATACGCTTGCGCAAATTTATGGCCAAAAGATAATGTTACGCTACAAGGCGAAGGCCCTTACGCATCGCAACTTATAAATAACTCTGCTATATATAGCGTTATATCAACTTGGCGACTTGCGCCTACAAACAACTCTGCAACTATTTCTGCGTATGTAGCAACAGCGTCAAGAACTACGGGTTTCAACGTAGATGGGTTGTTGATTAACGGTCAATATAATGTGCACCCAGACGGTGGTGATGATAACCACCAACACGGCGTGTACTTATTTAAAACCACAGAATGCAGTGTTACAAATTGTATTATTAAAGAAGTTTGGTATGTGGGCGTTGAAAGCTACTATGATTGTTTTGATAACGTTATCGCAAACAATACTTTTATAGATGTTGGCAACAAGCAAACTTTAGTAGCTCCAACAGGTTTTTATTACGGCGTTGGTATCGACAACGGCGCATTTAGATGTGTGGTGAGAAATAACTACTTTAATGATTGCGGTCATGCAGTTAATAGTATTGTAGATTTTTTTGGTGGCGAAGATTGCATAATTGAAGGAAACACTTTTGGTACGCTTGAGGGGTTATTTTTAACACACCGCAACGGGGGTACTCGGCTAATTGTTCGAAATAATACAGGCGATACGTGTGGGTCTAGCTTTATCAGTATTTCGGCGGACGCAGGGCAAGAAGCGGGTGGTGGGTATTGTGAAAACCCCACTGTTACGGGTAACTCATGTAACGATTTTAATACCTCAAACGGCGCGGCCGTTGCAGGTATTGTTGTGACAGCCAATGGACATAAAATTGTATCAAACAACCGCGTAAGACATGAAGTTACGGCGGCTGTTAGAGGATGTATTGGTATCAATATGAACGGCCCAGCACCAGGGGGATCTTCTAGCTCTGAAGTAGAAAATAACTATTTAAGCGGTGATTTTCCTAACTATCAAGCAATTCGGTTTAACGCTGAAACAGATTTTATTGAAAGAAATAACTCAATAGATGGCCAAACTACAGGCGACGGGGTGTTTGTTGCTTCAAATTGCAGTAATGGTGAAGTTTGTTTTGGTACGCAATTTATTGATGTTGTAATAGATATTGAAAATCAATCTACCACTACTAAAGTTTTTGGGCTTAGACAAAGCTATACGCCAGTTGTTACTGCGTCTGGCGGTGGGTTTGTGTTAGGTAATGGATCTGTTTCTGGCGAATCTGTTTACATATCTAAAGATTCTGTACAAATTAACGCTACAGTAAATATCGGGTCTACAACTAATTTAGGTACTGGTGTTTTACTTATATCACTACCTTTTACATCAGATGGTTCAGAACAAATAGGTAGTTTTTTGCTTACAAACGGCGCGTCACCTTTAACTGGAATTTCACGTTGTCGTAACGACGGAAGCGTGGATTTGTTTGCGCCAACGCAAGTTTCTGGTGTTTCGCCAGTAACTATTGCTAGCGGGGCTGTTATTAAAATTGCTTTAGTTTATAAACCCGCATAAAGGCGTGTATTTAATATGATTACACCTTCTTTTTCACTTACTGCTACTGAACGAGTCCTTCCTAGACTTGCGTTAGATTTCACTACCGCAAGCCTTGACCCACGAGTTACTTTTACGCGATCAGGAAATACAGCGACTGTAGTTAATAGCTCTGGGTTTATAACGGCTATAAACGCAAACTTACCACGCTTTGATTTTAATCCTGTTACGTTGGCCTGCAATGGTCTTTTGATTGAAGAATCAAGAACTAATAGTATTTTGTACTCTAATGATTTAAGCCAAGTATCTGCTTGGACAATCTCTACCGCAACATTAACACCTAATGCTGTTGTAAGTCCAGATGGAACACAAAATGCTGCAACCATCAGCGCAGCAGCGCAGAACCCCCTTGCGGCTCAATTTTATACAATCCCAGCCGATGCGGCTACATATTGCATTTCCATGTATGTTAAATATGTGTCAGGATCAAAGAATTTTCGCCTTCGTTGCGCGTTGACAAACGGAACAGCGGTAGCCACGAACATTGCGTTTAATGCTGAAACTGGTGCATTTGTTTCATCTAGCGCAGGCGCTGTTTACACCATTACAAATGCTGGAAATGGCTGGTTTAGAGTCACGCTGTTGGCAACAAATAACTCTACAAATACACGTTTAAATTTTCAGATTTACTCTGGCAACGATGCAACAGTTACAAACTCAATGGCGGTTTACGGATGTCAGAGCGAAGTTGGCGCTTTCGCTACTAGCTACATACCCACAACTACTATAGCATTAACCCGCAACCGCGATAACGTTGTGATGACAGGTACAAATTTCAGTGACTGGTTTAGTAGCGCAGCGGGCACTTTTATGGTTGGTTGGACTCAAGGCGGATACGCAACTACTAGCGCATCGTTTATTTTAGAGTGTGTAGGTGGTTTGCGTTCGCCACAACAGACTTTTGGTATTCGTTTTTATGGCCAAAACGGCAGTAACGTAGCTCTTGCTGGTGCTCCTACTGTTGGGGCTACATATAAAGTAGGCATAGGCTACACCAACGGCGCAGGTGAGCGCGTAGCTATCAATGGTGGCGCCGTATCAACAAACGGTACAAATTACACCACCGCCCCCACGTCGCTAACCCTAGGATTTTCAACTATATCTAATAACTTTGCTATGAACGGCTGGGTTCGTCAATTAAACTGGTACCAACAACAACTTACCAACGCCGAAATAAGCGCAATTAGTAAATAAGGATACGACATGAGTCTGACAAAAGCTTCTTACGCAATGATTAACGGTTCGCCAGTCAACGTTTTAGATTATGGCGCAGACCCAACAGGTGTGGCCGATAGCACTGCAGCAATTCAAGCGGCGTTAGACGCGTCAACTAGTGTTTTTATACCTGTAGGAACCTATAAAACAACAGCTTCTTTATATATTAGAACGTCAGGTCAAGTTTTAATTGGCGCAAGTTCAGGTGATATGCGCACTGTTTTAGGCGCTGGCGGAGCAGTTATCAAACCGACATCTGCGGTATCCCAGGCCATTATTATTGCTAAAGCGTTAGATTATGTTACTGGGTTTGAAATTAAGTCTTTATCTATTGATATGGATGATATGACAGACGCAGGCACTTCCATAGGCATATATCAAGATCGCTCATACCACGGCTTAATTGAAACCGTAGCCGTGTTTAACGCAGGCACAAGCAAAATAGCCCATAAAGCAGTTGCTGGAGCGTATGTAACTACATTACTTAATTGTCAATATCCTAACTTGCATTTAATTGGTACTTCTTTGATAGACGCCGTAACTACATTTACGATTGTAGGTTGCACGTTTAACCAAGTATATATGCGTTACGTTGCAACTTGCACATTCTTACAAGCAGTCATTCAAGGAACTCAAGACAAATTTGACCTTGAGTATGTTGATGGTTTAGCTATTTATGGCTCAGATATTGAAGGCACGGGCGTATATTTAAAAATAGGCGCTAACTGCTTAAACATTTTCTCAATGGGTAACTTTTTTGTTGGCTTTGGTGGCACATACAAGACAGGATCTATAGCAGGTGGCAGAAGCCAGCTATTAGACAACGGAGCTACGTTTGAAATAGACTATCAAAATTTAGTTTTAAATAGCGGAACTATTACAGCTAAATCATCAGACGCAGTAGGATATAGACAGCTTATTGAAAGCACCAACGTAACAGCACAACAAGTAGATATACATTTAAAAAATAGTTTTGGCCAACAATATACAGGTATTACACCTACTGGCGACTCTTTTATCGACAATCGCGGTAGTGGTAAAAACGTATTACAAGTATCAGGCGCAGATAAACTAGGCGTAGCAGCAAATAAAGTTGTAGTTAATACATCGGTTTCGGGGACTGCGGGTGCTTTAGTTGGCTATATTGTTATCACTATCGGTAGTACAGACTATAAAGTTCCATACTACGCGGTTGCATAACCGCTTGACGAACAGAATATTAAAGAATATATTTAGTAAATAACCGTACTGGTGCGGATCATCAGGGTTTCTAAGGAAACAAAAAATGGACGAAAGTCAAGAAGTAGTACCAGCGGAAGTACCCGCGCCGGAACTGGAAGCAACGGCTGCACCAGAATCTGAAGTAGTAGCGCCGGAAGAAACGCCAGTTGAGCAGGCCGCTAAGACCTTCACACAAGAAGAATTAGACGCTGCGATTGGCAAAAGGCTCGCAAGAGAGCAACGTAAGTGGGAAAGAGAACAGGCTGCAAAGCAAGCAGAAATGCAAGCCAAGCGCGCAGTACCAGCCGAACTCCCGCCTGTCGATTCGTTTGAATCGCCTGAAGAATATGCCGAGTTATTGGCAGAACGTAAGGCAGAAGAACTACTCGCCAGACGAGAGCAAGCTAGACAGCAAGCCGAACTCCTTGAGGCATTTCACGACCGTGAAGAAGAAGCTAGGACTAAGTATGATGACTTTGAACAAGTTGCCTACAACCCTAAACTTCCAATCACAGACGCAATGGCTCAAACGATTCAAGCGTCCGAAGTTGGGCCAGATATTGCCTATTATCTAGGTAGTAACCCCAAGGAAGCTGAACGTATTTCACGCTTATCTGCACTGATGCAAGCGAAGGAAATTGGCAAGATTGAAAGCAAATTAGCTGACAATCCGCCTGTAAAGAAAACCTCGAATGCTCCGGCGCCTATTGCTCCGGTGACGGCTAGAACCTCTGGTTCGCCTGCATACGATACAACTGACCCACGCTCTGTTAAAAGCATGAGCACGTCAGAATGGATTGAAGCAGAACGCCAACGCCAGATCAAGAAGTACGAAGCTCAGAGAAATAGATAGTAATACCTGATGATTTCATGTAAGATGATTACATGGATAATTCAGAAAAAAGTGTTGTAAAGGGTACTCCGTACTCAGAAGTCGAACAGCTAAAGCGGGAACGCAATAGGGAAGCGGCTGCTAGGTATAGAGAACGTAACCGGGAACGGTATAACCAACGTATGCGCGATTGGCGAGAAAATAACAAAGAGAAATCTTTGCAACAAGCTCGTGAGTGGCGCAACCGCAAGTTAGCGAATGGTTCACCAGAAGAAGTAGCCGCTATCCGCGCTGCTGAAGCTGCAAAAACCAAACGAGCGCAAGCGGTGTGCAAGGAAGCTGTGTTTACTGCTTATGGTGGATACAAGTGTGCTTGCTGTGGTGAAACTGAACCTATGTTTTTATCGATAGACCATGTACATAACGACGGAAATGTTGAAAGAAAATCAGGCTTATACCGCGGAAGTGGATCAGCTTTCTATCAATGGTTGCGTAAAAATGATTTCCCTTCAGGGTATCAGGTGTTGTGTATGAACTGTCAAATCGGAAAACATAAAAACGGCGGTGTGTGCCCTCATCAAGACTTCCGCTAACCATTTTTTAAGGACTTACTAACCATGAGTAACTCAATCTTAACGATCGACATGATAACCCGCAAGGCTTTGGAGATCTTAGAAAACAACCTAGTATTAACTCGTAACGTAAACCGTCAATATGACGACTCTTTCGCTGTAGAAGGCGCTAAAATTGGTTCTACATTGCGTATCCGCTTACCGGATCGTGCTTTAGTAACTGACGGCGCAGCTTTGCAAGTTCAATCAGATAACGAACAGTACACAACTTTGTCAGTTGCTTCACAAAAGCACATTGGCGTGAACTTCACATCTGCTGAATTGACAATGCAGTTAGACGACTTCGCAGAGCGTGTTTTGAAACCACGTATCTCTCAGTTGGCTTCTTCTATCGACGCTGACGTAGCTAACAGCTACAAAGCAATCGGTAACTCAGTTGGTACTCCTGGCACAACTCCAGCTACTTCATTAGTATTGTTGCAAGCTCAACAAAAACTAAACGAAAACGCTGCTGTTATGTCACCACGCTACGCTACTGTTAACCCAGCAGCTAACGCTGGCTTAGTTGAAGGCATGAAAGGTTTGTTCAATCCAACAGACACAATCAGCCGTCAATTCAAGAACGGTATGATGGGTATGGGCGTATTGGGCTTCGACGAAGTTAATATGTCACAGTCTATCAAGCAACATACAAACGGCGACTGGGGTACAGGCATCACTGTAACTTCAACAGTTACAACTGAAGGCGCTACTTCTATCGGTATCAACTTCACTGGTTCTAGCAAGACTTGGAACGTTGGTGACGTGTTTACTATCGCTGACGTATACGCTGTTAACCCACAAACTCGTGAATCAACTGGCTCACTACAACAGTTCACTGTAACTTCTGTAGCAACTGGTTCTTCAACAGCTACTTTGAACATCAGCCCTGCGCTTTACTCTGCTGGCCAAGCTTTGGCAACAGTAGCAGCATTGCCTATCGCTGGTAAGACAGTAACTATGTTGGGTTCTGCTAACGGCCAATACGCTCAAAACTTGGTATACCACAAAGATGCAATCACTTTCGCGACTGCTGACTTGTTGATGCCACAGGGCGTAGACATGGCGTCACGTCAAGTTCATAACGGTATTTCAATGCGTATTGTTCGCCAATACGACATTAACAATGACCGTATGCCTTGCCGTATTGACGTTCTTTATGGCTACAGCACAATCCGTCCACAGATGGCCTGCCGTATTTGGGGCTAATCTAACTGCTCCCGCGCAAGCGGGGGCTTTTTAACTTATTTGTAAAGGAAATACATCATGGCTCTACCAAATGGTGCAGGTGGTTATCAATTAGGCGACGGTAACGTCGGTGAAGCTCAGTTAAGCATTCAAGGCGCTCCAACGCTATTGTCTGCTGACGTAACAGTGACTGCTGCTCAGTTAGCTAACGGTCTATTCACAGTAGACTCTGCTGCTGACATCACAGCAACTCTACCAACAGTAACTGTTCTTGAAGCTGGTATCAGCAGTGCAGAAAAAGCTAATAGCTCATTCGACATCGCTGTAGTTAACGTTGACGCTTCTTACCAAGTGACTTTTGCAGTTGGTACAGGTTGGACAATCGTTGGCAGTGCAATCGTTCTTGAGGCTACTTCAGCTCAGTTCCGCGCTCGTAAAACAGGCGTAGGTACATGGACTTTGTATCGTATTGCTTAATGTAATACCCCCGTCCTTCGGGGCGGGGTTTTTATAAAGGAAATATCATGGCGAATAACAAACCTGTTGGTGTTGCGTACGCTGATCCTGCATTGGATAGCGCACAATTTACACTTTACACAGTTGCAACTTTGCCAACAGCGAGCACTGCCATTGCTGGTATGCGCGCAGCGGTAAGCGATTCTAATGCTGCTTCATACACAGCAGGAATCGGTGCCACTGTAGCTGGTGGCGGTTCAACAATAGTACCAGTGTTTTGCAATGGTACAAATTGGCTAATTGGCTAAACAAATAGGGGGTTAATCACCCCCTAACTACTATGACAACTATTTACTTAGAGCATCCGCAACACGGCACAAAAGTCGCTAATTCAGACTTAGAAGCAGATTTTGATGAACAAAACGGCTGGACACGCTATACTATTGACACGCCAACTCCTGTAGTTGAAGTGGTCGAAGAACAGGCTGTAGAGCCTACTGTCGAAGTTGTAAACACATTGAAGCCAAAGACACGACGCAAATCAGCATAAGGAGTAGGCCATGACCACGGCAAACGAGCAAATAAACGGCGCCTTGCGCTTATTAGGTGTGTTAGCCGAGGGTGAAACGCCATCCGCAGCCACGTCGCAAGACGCTTTGACTGCACTGAATCAGATGATAGATTCGTGGAACACTGAGCGTCTATCTGTGTTTTCAACGCAAGACCAAGTGAGAACTTGGTTACCTAATTTAATATCTAACACGCTAGGCCCTACTGGCTCGCTTGTTGGACAACGCCCTATTTTAGTGGACGACGCAACGTATTTCCGCGATCCGTCCAACAACATTTCGTTTGGTATCAAACTGATTAACCAACAGCAATACGATGGTATTGCGGTTAAAACAGTCACGTCTACATACCCACAAGTGATGTGGGTCAACATGACTTACCCTGACATTGAGGTTTACGTTTACCCAGTGCCAACCAAACCACTAGAGTTCCACTTTGTGTCGGTTGAGCCAATCACCAACGTACCTAGCTTGTCAACTGACATTACCATGCCGCCTGGCTACTTGAGAGCGTTTAAGTACAACCTAGCGCTTGAAATTGCAGCTGAGTTTGGCATCCAGCCTAACCCACAGGTGTCACGCATCGCCATGACATCTAAGCGCAACTTGAAGCGTATCAACAACCCAGACGACATCATGTCCTTGCCTTACAGCTTGGTTGCGACTCGTCAGCGTTTCAACATCTTTGCTGGTAACTACTAATGCAAACACCCATCTTAGGACAAGCTTATGAGCTTCGCAGTCCTAATGCTGCGGACAATCGCATGGTTAACCTTTACCCTGAAGCCATCCCTAACGAGGGACAGACGGCAGGGTGGTTGCAACGCGCGCCAGGATTACGCTTACTAGCCAACATTGGTCTTGGCCCTATCCGTGGCTTGTGGGACTTCCAAGCCGATGCAGGTACGGCGTTTGTCGTATCAGGCGATAGAGTCTACAAAATCAACTCTAGCTACGTAGCCACGCAAATCGGTACGATTGCAGGCACTGGGCCAGTCAGCATCGCTGACAACGGCAACCAAGTGTTCTTTGCCGCCAATGGCCCTAGCTACATCTACAACAACACAACCAACGTATTCCAACAGATTACTGACACGGATTTCCCAGGCGCAGTGACTGTGGCGTATTTGGACGGCTACTTCGTATTCAACGAGCCTAACAGCCAAAAGGTATGGGTCACAAGCCTACTAGATGGCTTGTCAGTTGATCCGCTAGACTTCGCTAGTGCAGAAGGTGCTCCTGACCAACTATCAAGCTTAATCGTGACCAACCGTGAGGTGTGGTTATTCGGTACTAACTCCATTGAGGTGTGGTATGACGCAGGTGCAGCCGACTTCCCGTTGGCTCGTATCCAAGGTGCTTCTAACGAACTTGGTTGTGCGGCGCCCTACTCAGTAGCCAAACTAGACAACGGCGTGTTCTGGCTAGGCGCAGACGCTCGTGGTAATGGTGTGGTTTACAGATCTAACGGCTATACAGGTGTAAGAGCCTCTAATCACGCTTTAGAATGGCAAATCCAAGGCTATGGCAACATTACTGATGCGATTGCTTACACGTATCAGCAAGATGGTCACTTTTTCTATGTGTTGTCATTCCCAACAGCCGGTAAGACATGGGTGTATGACGTTACGACTCAATCATGGCATGAACGTGCAGGTTGGTCTAACGGCAGTTTTACACGCCATCGTAGCAACTGCCAAATGAACTTCAATGGCGAAATCATTGTCGGCGACTATGAAAACGGCAACATTTATGCGTTTGACATGGATTACTACAGCGACAATGGTGCAGTGCAAAAGTGGTTGCGTTCATGGCGAGCGTTGCCATCAGGGTCTAATAACC